AGCTTGTTGGACTTTATTAACAGTATTCAGCTTCCTTTTTGTAGAAATATGAATCCGATTGTTTTGCCAAAACTAGTCAACCCTCTAGAATTAATACCTAACATAAAAGATTTGGTAAAGAGGTTAGTTGAAGTCTTGATAGCTCAAATCAAAAACTTAATTATTCAAATAATACTCAAGCTTATGAAGAAGATATGTGAAATCATAGGTAACGCCATCTGTAAGGCTTTAGAAATAGCCGGAAGTCTGGCGGCCTCGGCGTTCACCAGGGAAAGCTTCAGGGACATAGTTAATGAAGCAATTTGTGGCGGCTCTGCTGATGAACAGTTAGCCACTGATGCTATTGTCGATATGATGTCCAGATATGGGGCAGACGCAGCGGCCTTGGCTGACAGCGAGAGAGTTAATAAGTTTATTGGAGATGTTGGTGCCGTGCTTACAGCTAATGAGCTAGGCCGAGCATTTACGGGAGAGCCACCCGAACAGGGCATGAGAACAATGAGTCTTCTTGTCCAATCTTCTTACCCTGAATTTGTGCCAATTTTAGGAACACCAGACGATGTTGCAAGCTTTTTTGAATCAATTGGAAACGTAGCGTCTGCCGAGGCTCGAAACACTATCATAAACAACATTGAAAGAGTTAGAGACGATTTTGCGCCTGCGAACCCATCACTGTGTGCCACGCAAGAACAGATAGAAGAGTTTTGCTCTGTTAGACAAAACATACTTGAAGGTAGATGCACCCCAGAGGAAATAAGACAACTATGTGACAATGCCAGAGGGGCTGGAGATCTTGACTCACTAAGCGATTTAGCCGATATAGCACAAAGAGGTGTCCCAGAGATGTTGGCTGCTGGTCTCCCACCAATTGTTTCTGAGCCTGGATGTGAAGACGGCCTGCTCCCAAGAGAGCCGGATGAAATGAAAAATACAGCAGCAGCATCATTGTCTAATGCTCTTGAGCAACTTAAGGTTGACTTTACTATGGATATGATCGGTAACGGCCCGTTTAGAAAAAACTGGGGCATGATCAACCTCATGCTTTCAGACACTGACGCCGATCCTCTTACGACACACATTAGACAAACAAATAGAAATACGTTATTTTTTAAGAAAAGAAATGTGGATTTTTATGTTGATCCTGGCAGGCTTAGAGGTAAAAACAATGAGGATATAGGCGAGACAAATTTTGATGCGCTAAGGAATCAACACGGAGCATATCCAAAATATGTTGGGGAGTGGCTTTTTGATACGTCACTAAAAAGTAAGTATGATGCAAACTCTCAAATTCAATTTAGTAACGACTTTGTTGAAAAAGACGTTGTGTACAGAGGAGACTACAGAAATAATTTTGATATTCTAGGGCAGTATAGTTTTGGGTATAACTATAGATACAAGGTCGATTATTCTGACGATAAATTTAAAGTAATTAAAAGAGCAAGAAAAGGCCCTGCTGATATAAAAATGTATTTTCAAGATAATCTACAAGGAGATGGAGGGGGTGATTTCGCATATGGCTTCAATATGAATGTCTTTCTTCACGATATTGAACAAAAAGATGACGAATATGTCAACACTCGACACGATACAACAAGAGTTTCCCTAATTCAGCTTTTAAATGACGTAGATTATTCTGGCTTAGATAAAGAAGAAAGAAAAAAGAGAAGAAATAGAGACGACGAAACAGAAGAGGCGGGAAAAAGAAACGAAGGTGGGCCTGTTAAGGATAAAAAATACGAGTTCTTAACAATCGATGATACCTTTAAAGACTTAGACGATAACTTACTAGAATTTAGAGAACACTTTACAACACATAAAACAAAAATACCTCAACGAACTTTGTTAGAGGAGTTAACAGGAATCAGTATTTCCAACTCTGAATATCAAAGAGTGGTTGGCGAAATGTTATCCAGCCTAAAAGATAGAATTTTATCGGAAGACAATTCTGCTTTCCTCTACGGAGCGCAATATGGAGGATTGTCTGCGGGCAGCAATGAGGACGGCGACTTTTCTGATGTTGATTACGGTATAGTTAATAATGGTAACTTTGTATTGTACTCAACGTATGCCAGTAACAAAGATATTTCTAATGAAGATCAGATTCTTGGCATAAGTTATATGCAATACAAAAACAATCAAGCAGGGACTCCAAAAAAGAATAGAGTTCATTACCTTGATCCTAATCTTTATGGTGGTTCTTATCTAAACCCTAAAGTTTATATCGAGCCTGCAAAAAACAAAGGATGGCTAGGCTTAATAGATGTAATGTTCCCTGAGTTATCTCCTTGCAAGCCTTACAGAGTTGAAATTGTTGATTTTGGTGAGATACAACAAAAAATTAGCCAAGAATATGGCACAACCCCGGATGACAAGAGGTTACTCTCTGATCCTGATTGTGTCATTGAAAAGCCATTTAATAGAATTCTTGAAAGAACTTCAAAAACTGGTATTGCGATGACTATTAGGGCAATTTGTAAAATATATGCATCTGCCCATATTATAAAAACATTACCTGTTTTTGGAAAAATCAAGCCAGATCTGAGTAAAAATTTCAGTGACATTTATGCTCAATACATCGTTGAAGAGATGGCAGAAAACTTTAAAGAAGCCCAAGGCGACGTAGGAGAGTTCTTTAGTACCTTCAAGGACAGCGAGTTTTGGTACTCGTTCCTTGAACAGACAGTACAATACTATAGTGACCTTGTCAACTCTGGTAAGATTACAGACCCGCCACAGCATATAATCGACATTCTTGTTGATTTGAACGATCTCCAGGAAAACTACGAATATCCTCAAAAAGAAGATTTAAGTAGTGAAGAAGGACAAGATACTTCTTTAGGTGTCAGACTTGGTAGAAGCAGACTCAGAGAGTATAGATTAAGAAAGAATTTAGAAGCTGTACAAACTGTTGAAGAACAATGCAAGATTGTTCTAAAAGAGATTGTGAAAGAAGAAACACAAAATATGGCCGATATTTTCATCGAAAATGCAAAAAGGGTAGATTTAATTGATCCAGATGATTATATCCACGACATGAGGTTTTACTTCTTGCAAGAGGTGTGTTCTGGTAATGACCTAGATCTTCAAAAAGAAATAAAAACAGAAATTATGGGCTTTGAAGAATTAACTGGAAGCGGAAAGTATACAGAAGGCGGCGTGTTTAGTATTGCTTCAACTGGAGAAGATTATGTCGGGTACTATCATTCACATGAAGATAGTGATGGTGATTTGATTTTTATGGTTGGAGAGGAACACACCGACGAGCCTCATGAAGCCTTATTGCCTGTTGCTGATATACAGTTTCTTGATATTGGCGATGTCCAAGATTATGGTGAAATAAGAGTGTCCGATGATTTTCAGGTTGTAAAATACTTAAAAGTGGATGGCTCTAAAAAACATACAACAGAATTATTTGATATAATAAATGAAGTGGATGACCCTGGAAGACCTATTTCTGATTATTACCCTGGAACTTTACGAATAGTTGAGAGCACAGTGCCGTCTCCTCTTTCTGATGCCGGGACAATTAAGCAGGTTGGCTTAGATGGAGAGCTAGGATTAAGATATGGCTTGCTTCTCCTGCATAAAGGACAAGAAGTCACCTCAGTTGAAGTTGATTTGTTGGATTTACCGATTGGTGAGGCCCAGCCAATGACTCTTGAGAATGGAAATCTTTCTCCAGTTGGCAGTAAGATACTTTTCTGCCTTATCAATAAGATGGTAGACGATCCTAAGTTTAAGCTTCTAACAGAATATATCTTCCCTATGAAAAAGATGGCTTCTCTTGTTGCTATTTATACTGATTTCGCAATGTTCCCATCTATTGGGGAAGTCACATCCAAAGACAAAGAAAACCCCGGAATGCAGTTGACTTTTGTTGACGAGGGCGAGGAGATTGAAGATCCAACTGACACGAGAGATGGAAACGGAAGAGACGGAGGTTACGGCTGGATTAAAAACCCAAATTGGGAAGATGGCGATCCTCCAAACGAAGAATACATTGAAGACCCCTTTTGGGAGCCACAACTGATAGAAGCCGAAGCTGCAGCAGTTGTTGTTAAGCAAGCCGGCGAAGGCTGGAGAAAAATCACTAAACGAAAGAAGGGTCGAGCCTTTACAATGAAGTGGGACGAGTGGGATAGGCAAATCCTAAGAAAATCAACCCACCGTGCAAAGAAAATGTTTAAAGAATATTATGAATTAAGAGAATTCAGGCCAGGAGAGTTTGGAGACGAAAAGCCAGCACAACAGTTTTTGAACGAACTGCGAGAGTCCATTAAACCAGCGCCAGGACAAAGACTGCTACCTTGGTTTAGAAAGCGATCTGGAAACCCCATGAACGCAAATAACAAAGTTTGTAAAAACAAAGGATAAAAAATGTCATCATTATCAATTAAAATACCACTCAAGTTTGACCCTTCAGATGGTTTTGCAACAATCAAGAATTTTAATGATTTAGCAAAGCAGCATTTAAAGATGTTGATCTTAACAAACCCAGGAGAAAGGAACATGGTGTCTGGTTATGGCGTTGGAGCTAGAAGGTTTCTATTTTCTAATTTTGAGGCAGACAACTTCTCTGAACTTCAAGCTCTCATAAAAGAACAAGTTTCACTTTATATACCTGGGATTGTTTTATCTGGTGTCTCAATATCTAATCTTGATAAAGACAACAACCATGCCGCAATAAAAATAAGTTACACTATACCGGAATTAGGGTTTTCTGATTTTGTTTCTATCACTATTTAATCTAAGGAACAAACAATATGACCGATAATAGAAAAAACGTTTCTATAAATTATTCTAGTAAAGACTTTGAGAGCATAAGAAAAGATCTTCTAAACCACGTAGAGCGGTTTTATCCTGACAAGTTTTTAGACTTCAGTGAAAGCTCTCTTGGCGCAATGATGGTTGATGCCGTCTCTTATGTTGGTGATCAATTATCATTTTATATTGATTTCAATGTCAACGAGGCATTCTTAGATTCTGCCATACAGTCATCGAATATTGTTAGACACGCCGCTATTTTAGGCTATAGGCAGCCAGCGCAGCAAAGCACCTATGGTATAGTCTCTCTATATGTGTTGATACCAGCCAGCACAACCGGCATGGGGCCTGATAGAAGCTATTTGCCAATTTTAAAGAGAGGGACAACTTTTAATTCTTCAAATGGAATGAGATTTGTACTTACAGAAAATGTTGATTTTTCAAACCCATCTAATTTAATGGTTGCAGGAAACGTAGACTCCAACGGAACGCCAACACATTTTGCCATTAGGGCCTATGGAAGAGTTGTTTCTGGATTATTTAAGCAAGGAGTTTTAACTGTAGGGGATTTTGAAAGATTTAAAACTGTTGAGATAAACGATCCCAATGTCGCAGAAATTATCTCTGTTAAAGATGAAGATGGTAGTGAATACTTTGAAGTTGATAATCTTTCTCAAGATATTGTGTTTAAAGAAGTTGCCAATTCAAACTTTAAAAATGATAATGTGCCTTCAATCTTAAAGCCCACAATAGTAACAAAGAAGTTTGTTGTTGAATATCGAGGCGACGTAACTGTTTTACAATTTGGCAGCGGAGAATCAGAAGTTGATACATCAATTGCTGATCCAAGTGAGTTGTCTTTGAATATGCACGGGAAAAATTACATAACAGATACATCATTTGACCCAACTAAAATAACAAAAAACTCTAGCTTAGGAATTGTGCCGACTAATACCAGATTATTTGTAACATACAGGGTTAACAATCCAGGAAACAGTAGCGTTTCCGCCGGCTCGCTGAATAAAGTAGTTAACCCTTTAATTGAGTTTGAAGACAGAACAGCTTTATTAAATACAAAAGTTCAAGATGTTGTGTCATCTGTAGAGGTAGAGAACGAAAGTCCAATTTTAGGAAGCACGGGACAAATCTCAGGAGAGGAATTAAAAAGAAGAGCTTTAAACTCATTTAGCACACAAAATAGGGCTGTAACTCAGGTTGATTACGAAAATCTCGTATACAGGATGCCATCAAAATTTGGTTCAATTGCTAGGTGCTCTGTGCAAAAAGATCCCGACTCTCAAAAAAGAGGATTAAATCTCTACACCATATCTTTAGATCCAAGTGGCTTCTTGGTTGAAACAAATTCAACCATAAAAAATAATTTAAAAACTTGGATTAATCATTATAGAATGATTAATGATACCGTTGATATTTTAGACCCTTATATCGTTAATTTTGG